CTGTTGATGCCGAACACATGATGCACATTTCACTATCAGAAGGATTGGATAACAACTATCCATTTGGTAATTCACTTTTAGAAAGTGTGTTCAAGGTTTACAAGCAGAAAGAATTACTGGAAGATGCTATCATCATTTACAGAATTCAGCGTGCACCAGAAAGAAGAATTTTTTACGTTGACGTGGGTAACATGCCCGCACACATGGCCATGGGGTTTGTTGAAAAGGTTAAAAATGAAATTCAACAGAGACGTATTCCAAGTGCAACAGGCGGCGGAACATCAGTAATTGATGCTTCATACAATCCACTGTCTACAAACGAGGACTACTTCTTCCCACAAACAGCAGAAGGTAGAGGATCAAAAGTTGAAACACTGCCAGGCGGAACCAACCTAGGCGAGATTACGGACCTACGTTATTTTACAAACAAACTATTCCGCGCTTTGAGAATTCCGGCATCTTATTTGCCAACATCAATTGATGAGCAGCCTAACACAGTAGCAGACGGAAAGGTAGGAACAGCATACATTCAAGAATTAAGATTCAACAAATACTGTGAAAGACTACAGAGCAACATAGTTGAATCATTCGACATGGAGTTTAAACTTTGGTTGGACAGTAACGGATACAACATTGATTCAAGTTTATTCGAATTAAAATTCAATCCACCACAAAACTTTGCCGCATACAGACAAGCGGAATTGGATACAACGAGAGCAAATATTTTTGGAACTCTACAACAAGTTCCACATCTATCCAAGCGTTTTGCTCTTAAAAGATATCTTGGACTTACTCAGGAAGAAATTGCTGAGAATGAAAGACTATGGAGAGAGGAAAATGCCGGTAACCTTACACCTCCAACACAAGATGCTGCCGGCGAGTTAAGAACGGCTGGTATTACTCCGGGTGGCATTGAAGCAGACGCTGCTGATCAAACAGCAGAAGCAAGTCCAGAGGCAGCAGCAGCCGCAGAAGCACCTGCAGGAGGAGAGGCTGGAGCAGAAACACCTGCACAGTAATAAATACAGTTATGCTTTTAAGAGAGTTTTTATATTTTAATGACGATATCAATGACTTTGCCGTTGACAGAAGATATGACAACGCAAAGGATCAGTCTGTTCTTGATTACAGCGATACTAGAAAGATAAAACTTACTCTTAGACAAATAAACGAACTGAGACTCCAAGCAGAAGCACATGAAGCAGAAAAGCGTTCTGAACTTGACTTCATTAAACAGATGTATGGAACTCCAGTTGAGCAAGAAGAATAAAAATAATAATACCGACATAGCATTTGTGTTAGGAAACGGAAACAGTCGCCTAGCAGTCGATCCCACAAAACTAAAAGACATTGGAACCGTTTACGGTTGCAATGCTCTATACAGAGAAATGGATCCTCATTTTTTGATAGCAGTTGATGTGAAAATGGTCAATGAACTTATTGAATCCGGATACACTAAAAAAGGAACTGTTTGGACTAATCCTAATAAAGGAATAAAGGATAAGAAAGCAGTTAATTTTTTTAATCCGCACAAGGGCTGGTCAAGCGGTCCTACTGCTCTTTGGTTTGCAGCACAGAATGGACACAAAACAATTTACATCCATGGTTTTGACTATCAAGGATTAAAGGGAAAGTTTAATAATGTGTATGCAGATACCTTTAATTACAAGAAATCAACAGACTCCGCAACATATTTTGGTAACTGGTTAAGCCAGACCGAAAAGGTTATTAAGGAGTTTAAACATACCCAATTCTATAGAATAGTGGAGCCGGGAGGCTTTATTCCTGATAGGCTAGGGCCTGTTTTAGGCAATCTAAGACACATTTCCTATGAAGATTTTGACAAAACCTTCGAGGGCACTATATATCCTAGCAAAATGACTCAAAAAACTACCATTTAACCGGTTTTTTATAAGTAAAATGTAAATACATTACGAAACAGCCTTACCAATTTAAAAGGAGAATACAATGGCAGATAAAACTACACTAGAACAAATGCTTGAGCATTTGGTCAATGATGACTCTGCAAAAGCAGAAGAGTTATTCCACGAGTATGTGGTAACAAAATCAAGAGAAATTTATGAAAACCTTATCGAAGAAGAAATGAAAGATGAGGAAGTTGATGAAGCATCTAAGGACGATGACGCTGAGGACAAAGAAGTAGACGAAGCATCTAAGGATGAGGATTCAGAAGAAGACAAAGTTGACGAAGCATCAGACGAAGACAAGGATGATGAAAAAGTTGACGAAGAATTTGAAGAAGTTGCTGTAGAAGCAGACGATGAAGATGAAGGCGACATGGACGCTATGGGCGGAGACGCTACAGACGATCTAGAAGCAGACATCACAGGTGATGACAAAGAAGGCGAAAAAGAGCCAGAAGAGTTATTCCAGGATCTAGATTCAATCGTTGATGAACTACAGGCTAAATTCGACGAAATTAAAGGCGGCGAAGAAGGCGAAGAAGATAAAGGTGATGACATGGAAGACGAAATGAAGGATTCCATCGAAACTCCAGTATCTGCTGACCCAGAAGGCGACGCTGAACTAGCAACAATGAGAGAGTATGTTGAAAAAGTAGCAGGTGGACACGGTGCTGAAACAAAAGGCGGCGCGGAATCTGCAGACAACAAAAAATCACCAGTTGCTGGAAAAAATGACATGGGTGGAACTACTGCTAACATCGCAAAAGGCGGTGAAGGTTCAGAAAAGAATGATGGCGGACTAGCAGACATTACACCTAAAGAAGAGAACATGGGCAATGTTAACACGCCGGGTTCAAAAAATGCAACTAAAATGGACAGCACAAAAGGACATGGTGCTGAAAAAGCGGGTGCAAAAGAACAGGCTGATAACAAGCAATCAATTTTCCGTGGTCGTAGATAATAGAGGAGACTAAGGTTGAAAACTAACCTACAAGAACATCTGAGCTTCGATCAGGCTAAAATCGTCATTGAGCGTGATGAAGGCGAGGGTAAAACATTACACTTGAGTGGCATCTGTATTCAGGGTGACATTCGTAATGCTAACCAGCGTGTTTATTCTTCGCAAGAAATTGATAGGGCTGTCAAGACGCTCAACGAACAGATTTCTGGGGGGTATTCAGTGCTAGGTGAAGTTGATCATCCTCAAGATTTACGTATAAACCTCGACCGTGTTAGCCACATGATTACAAAAATGTGGATGGACGGTCCTAACGGCTACGGAAAACTTAAAATGCTTCCAACTCCAATGGGTCAATTAGTAACGACCATGTTGGAGTCGGGAGTGAAACTAGGAGTTTCTAGTCGTGGATCAGGCGAAGTAGACGGATCAGGCAATGTTAATGGTTTTGAAATTATTACTGTTGATGTTGTTGCACAACCAAGTGCACCGGGCGCCTATCCAACACCAGTTTATGAACACCTTATGAATAGTAACGGTGGTTATCAGGCATTTAAAGTAGCACAAGAAGTCCAAGGCGACGCACAGGCACAACGTTATATAGCAGAGAGCTTGAAAAAGGTAATTCAAGGTCTTAAATCTTAAGGAGAATCACAATGCTAGATTTTGTAAAACAATTGTTTGAAAACAACGTGATTTCCGAAGAAACTAAGTCGGAGATTGAATCCGCTTGGGAAACTGCTGTTCAAGAAAACCGTGACACAATCTCTACACAATTACGTGAAGAGTTCGCACAGAAGTATGAACACGATAAGACCGCGATGGTAGAAGCAGTAGAAAAGATGCTGGCTGATAGAATTCAGGCTGAGCTATCTGAGTTTGCTGAAGACCGTCAAGGACTTATTGAGGCAAGAGCCAAGTATGCTAAGAAAATGAAGAAAGATTCCGCTGCAATGGAATCATTCGTTCTTAACAACTTGAAAAAAGAACTTGCTGAACTTCGCGAAGATCGTAAGAATGTAGCAGGAAACGTTGCTAAATTAGAATCCTTCATAGTGGATGCACTAGCGAAAGAAATCGCAGAATTCCACAGTGATAAGAAAGACTTAGCAGAAACCAAAGTTAAACTTGTTAGAGATAGCAAGGCTAAATTTGAGGCTGTTAAGAAAGACTTTATCAACAAAGCATCTAAGGCAATTCAGGAAACGGTATCGAAAGGTATCAAGAATGAAATGACTCAGTTGAAAGAGGATATTGAGGAAGCACGTCAGAATGATTTCGGTCGCAGAATTTTTGAAAGTTTTGCAAGCGAATACGCAACTAGCCATCTAAATGAAAAATCCGAAACAGCAAAACTTCTTAAAGTTGTAAAACAGAAAGAAAACGCAGTTAAGGAAGCAGAAGCCAAAGCGGCAGAAGCAGAGAAACTAGTTGAAAGCAAAGATGCTGAAATCGCAAAAATCACAGATGCTGTCAATCGCAGAGAAGTAATGTCAGAATTGATGTCACCTCTAAGCAAGGACAAGCGTGAAGTGATGGGCGAACTTTTAGAATCGGTGCAGACAGATAAATTACACGCAGCCTTTGACAAATACATTTCAGCCGTAATGGAAGGAAATGTGCCTAAGAAGGACAAGGTAGCGTTGACTGAAGGCAAAGAAGTAACAGGCGATAAAGCACAGGCACAGATCGGTGGTTCGGAGCAAAAAACCGCTGAGATATTTGACATCCGCAGGCTTGCGGGCTTAAAAGTTTAAAGGAGAACAAAAAATGTCACAACTATTAGAGTCACGCTGGTCAGAAACCAAAGATGCCCTTCTAGAAGGTCTTCAAGGTAACAAGCGCACAGTTATGGCAACGACTCTGGAAAATACCCGTAAGTATTTGTCAGAGAGTGCTACAGCAGGTGCAACTTCTGCCGGCAACGTCGCAACATTAAATCGCGTCATTTTACCAGTAATCAGACGTGTAATGCCAACAGTTATCGCAAACGAACTAGTTGGTGTTCAACCAATGACTGGTCCAGTAGGGCAAATTCACACTCTACGTGTTAGATACGCTGATGCATTTGCATCATCAGGTGGAACTAGCACAACAGCAGGTGAAGAAGCACTATCACCATTCAAGATCGCTGAAGGATATTCAGGTTCTGCTGCTAACGACAAGGCTGCATCAACTGCTGCACTTGAAGGTAACGCAGGTAACAGATTATCAATTCAAATCTTGAAACAAACTGTTGAAGCGAAAACTCGTAAATTGAGTGCTCGTTGGACGTTTGAAGCAGCACAAGATGCTCAAGCGCAACAGGGTATCGATATCGAAGCAGAAGTAATGGCTGCGTTAGCGCAGGAAATTACTGCTGAGATCGATCAAGAAGTGATTGGTTCACTTTCAACATTGGCTGGCACAGCCGCTTTAACATACGACCAAGCAGCAGTATCAGGAACTGCAACATTCGTTGGTGATGAGCACGCAGCACTTGCTGTTCAAATCAATCGTGTTGCTAACTTGATTGCGCAAAGAACACGTCGTGGTGCAGGTAACTGGGCTGTTGTTTCACCAACAGTATTAACTCTGTTACAATCTGCAACAACTTCAGCGTTCGCAAGAACAACTGAAGGCACTTTTGAAGCACCAACTAACACTAAGTTTGTTGGAACACTAAACAGTGCGATGAAGGTATATGTAAACGGTTATGCTACATCAGACGATGTTATCATTGGTTACAAAGGTTCATCAGAATCAGACGCAGCAGCGTTCTACTGCCCATACATTCCATTAATGTCAAGCGGTGTGGTTCTTGATCCATCAACTTTTGAACCAGTAGTTTCGTTCATGACTAGATATGGTTATGTAGAGTTAACAAACACTGCATCATCTCTAGGTAATGCGGCAGACTACTTGGGTAAAGTTGGT